GCGGGGTGCTTCCTTGAAGCTGGCTGTACTGGACGAGGCTGCTTTTATGAAGTCCTCGGTATGGGAAGAGATCATTAGACCTGCTTTGGCTGACCAAAAGGGCAAAGCAGTCTTCATTGGTACTCCAGAGGGTAGAAACTGGTTTTATGAACTCTTTGCTTATGCAGACAAGGCGGAAGATTCCGATTGGGCTGCTTATCATTTCACCAGCTACGACAATGAAATGCTCGATAGAGAAGAAATTGACAATGCAAAGAAGTCAATGTCAACCCATATCTTCAACCAAGAGTTCATGGCGTCCTTTAACGCCAAGGAATCAGAGCTTTTCAAGGAGTCCTGGCTGAAGTTTGACACTGAGGAGCCTGAAGGGGGTGATTATTACATCTCCATTGACCTTGCAGGCTTTGAACAGGAAGGTAAAGCAAAGAAGAAACGTCTCGATGATTCAGCAATGTCCATCGTAAAGGTCACCGATGAGGGACTTTGGTGGGTTAGAGAGATCAAAAGTGGCAGGTGGTCCTTTGATGAGACCATTAGAAACATCTTTTGGGCTGTTCAAAAGTACAAACCCATTGCTGTGGGTATTGAGAAGGGGATTGCCAAGCAAGCAATCATGTCCCCTTTGACTGATATGATGAAAAAACACAATCTGTTCTTTAGGGTAGAAGAGCTAACCCACGGGAACACCAACAAAACAACCCGAGTTGTCCACGCATTGCAGGGTAGATTTGAACATGGAAGGGTGTTGCTCAATGAGGGTGAATGGAACATTAAGTTCATTGACCAATTGATGCAATTCCCTTCCGTTCTAACACATGATGACTTGATAGATAGTCTTGCCTATATTGACCAATTGGCAAAAGTGTGTTATTCTTATGACTTTGAAGTGGACGAATGGGAAGAATTTGATCTTGTAGCGGGATATTAAGTAATGCTTGAAAACTATACTGCTGAAACTGAAGAACTCCTCGTAGAGCAAGATCTTGCTTCTTGGGTTCTTGACAAGTGCCAACAATGGCGTGACCACTACGAAAGCAATTACCAGCTTAAGCACGACGAATACTACCGTCTGTGGCGTGGAATCTGGTCTGCTGACGACGTAGAGCGTCTTTCCGAGCGTTCACGCATCATTGCCCCTGCACTTCAGCAGGCAGTGGAGTCCAATGTGGCTGAACTTGAGGAAGCCACCTTTGGTCGAGGCAAGTGGTTTGATATTACGGACGATATGAATGATCCTAATCGTCAGGACATCCAGTATCTTCGCAATAAACTCTCAGAAGACTTTGAGAAAACCAAAGTACGTAAGGCAGTGGCTGAATGTTTGATCAATGCTGCTGTGTTTGGCACTGGCATTGCTGAAGTGACCATCTCCGAAGAGAAGGAAATGGCTCCTGCTACGCAGCCTTTGATGGACGGACAGCTTCAGGCTGTAGGTGTCAACATCAAGGACCGTACTGTCGTCAAACTTCGCCCTGTGATGCCCAATAACTTCCTCATTGACCCTGTAGCCACCAGCATTGAAGAGGCTATGGGGTGTGCCATTGATGAATTTGTCTCTCGTCATCAAGTAGAGCTGCTTCAGGAGAAGGGTGTGTACTCCGATGTGTACATTGCCGATGCTCCCTCGGACACGGACCTTGAACCTGACCAAGATCTGACTGTTTACAACGACGATAAGATCCGTTTGACCAAATACTATGGTCTTGTTCCCCGTAAGTTGCTTGAGTCCGTAGAGGACAATGCTGAAATTATCAAACTCTCCGAGGACGAAGGAGAGGACTCCAATTCCATGTACATTGAGGCAATCGTAGTCATTGCCAATGAAGGTGTTTTGCTCAAGGCAGAGCCCAATCCCTACATGATGCAGGATCGCCCCGTCATTGCTTTCCCTTGGGACATCGTACCTAGTCGTTTTTGGGGTCGTGGGGTCTGTGAGAAGGGCTACAACAGCCAGAAGGCACTGGACACGGAGCTACGTGCCCGTATCGACGCACTCGCCCTCACAGTGCATCCTATGATGGCTATGGACGCCACTCGTTTGCCCCGTGGAGCAAAGCCTGAGATTCGTCCGGGTAAAATTATCCTCACCAATGGAGATCCTCGTGAGATCCTTAATCCTTTCAATTTTGGACAAGTTAACCAAATTACGTTTGCACAGTCTCAAGCTCTTCAGCAGATGGTGCAACAGGCTACTGGAGCTGTGGATTCGGCTGGGATCGCAGGACAAGTTAATGGTGAAGCAACTGCTGCTGGTATTAGTATGTCTCTGGGCGCTATCATTAAGCGTCACAAGCGTACTCTTATCAATTTCCAACAATCCTTCCTTATACCCTTTGTAGAGAAGGCTGCTTGGCGTTACATGCAGTTTGATCCTGAGTCCTACCCTGTCAATGACTACAAGTTTGTAGCTTCCAGCTCCCTTGGGATCATTGCACGAGAGTACGAAGTCACTCAGTTGACTCAATTGCTCCAAACCATGCCCCCTGACTCCCCTATGTACCCTATTCTTGTTCGTTCCATTGTGGACAACATGAATCTATCCAATCGAGAGGAACTTTTGGCTGCCATTGAGCAAGCTGCACAGCCCAACCCGCAGCAACAGCAGATGCAGCAGCAAATGCAACAAGCACAACTTCAGTTTCAACAAGCACAGACTCAAGTTCTGCAAACGCAGGCTCAGGAGTCCTCTGCACGGGCTAGCAAGCTCACTGTGGAGGCTCAGGCAATCCCTGCGGAGCTTGAACTTAAGAAGATTGATGTCACCACCAAGAATCTTAGGCAAGGAGAAGGTGACGACAAGGAGTTTAATCGTCGTTTGCAGATTGCCGATCTCCGTCTTAAGGAAAAAGATCTTGAGATCAAAGAGAAGTCCGTTGAGAATCAACGAATGGCTGCTGCCAAGGAAAAAGAAACTGAAGACATGCTAATGCAGCAACTCTCACAAGAGTAACATTGCATGAGCACGTTAACGGACCTTAAGTTATCGTTACTGTATAACAGAGTAAATGAAAAACTACAAACCATATCAAAGGCTCCAGGTCCAAAGGGGGACAAGGGGGAACGGGGAGAGCGTGGAGATCCTGGTCCGCAGGGCAAGCAAGGACCACAGGGAGTTCCTGGAAAAGATGGCATTGACGGAGCACCAGGCAAAGACGGGATTGATGGTCAAGACGGTGTAGGGGTAGAGACTGTTTATGAAGCTGCCGATGGGCAGATAGTCTTTGTACTTACCAACGGAGAAGAACACAGTGTAGAGTTACCCTTGGACCTCTTGGGTGCCAAGGAACAAAACAACTATGTGTCCACCGTATCAAGTTCCAGAAGCCCCGTATCCTTTGTTGCAATAACAACCACTCCTTACTATATTCTTGAAACAACTTTGATTAATGGACATAATATCTTTGGTGTAAACACAGGAAGTAATGCTACGGTATATCTTCCTCCATCAGCAATAGACCCAACTAAACTCATTGTGATTAATAACGAAATGCAAAGTTATACAATCACTGTAGAATCAGCGGAAGGATAAACATGGCTTTTCTTAATGATAATGTATATGACTCAGGTCTTTCCTATGTCACCACCAACGGTACTCGTATTGACATCTGTAGTCAGGAACCGACTACCTATACGCAGGCTACCAGCACCTACACCCTTGGAAACAAAACTTCCATGACCGTAGGTTCCCCAACCAATGGCAATACCGATGGTCGTAAGGTGGTTGTACCTGCTATTACCACGGGAAGTGTAACGGCTACGGGTACGGCTTCCCATTGGGCTTTGACCAATGCTTCAAACACCTTGATTGCTACTGGATCTCTTACGAGTAGCCAAAGTGTCACAAGTGGTAATACCTTTACTCTGGACGCCATTGACATCACGATTCGTGACGCGACTTCGGTGTAACAAATGACACCTCAAGAAGCACAACTTATCCATGATGCTATTGAAGCGGACCCTGCTTTGTCCGCTCAACCACAAACCTCAGACGGTGCCTTTGCTATTGCTCAGGTATTGAACACACCCACTGAAGCAGGCTTCAAACCCATCACTGTAGCCTCGGCAATGCTCTGGGCTGCTGGTGGTCCTAGAATACGTATTCAGGAAGCCGTAACTAATGCTCAAAAACCTGAAGCTATTCGAGCAAGCTGTCAAGTATTTCTTGATTTGATTGTTAGTGGTTCTGATGCCTTGATCCACACTGAACAACCTGCTATTAAGGCTTCCTTTGACGGTTGGCTTCAAGGATCAGTGATTACCCAGGCAGAGCATGATGCTGTCTATGGGGCTTCAGGGATTGCTAAAGCTGTCCTTTCAAAGTCATTTGTGCTCATTGGAAGGAATGTCTCTTGGCAGGAAGTTGTTGAAGCGAGGAATATCTAATGGCTGCGGATATTAAAACTAAATACGGTACTTCCGTTTCTATAACGATGACGGGCATTGAGGATGTTGACGCATCGAGCACTTGGATTGGTGGCTGGACCTCGGGATCAGTAAACAATACCAGCACGCTGGCGGTTGATTATTTGGTCAGCGGACAGTTTACGACCGAATCCACCAGCAGAAAGGCAGGGTATATTTTTGTATACGCCTATGCTGCGTTTAATGATACACCCACATGGCCGACAATTTTCTCTTCAGGGACTGCGGGCGCTGTTGGTGCAGCCAGCTTCACTGATGTAGAAGAACGTGATTCTAGTTTGCGTCTGCTGGCAGCCCTCACCGTCGATGACACAGCATCTGCCGTTTATGCCTTCCCGCCAACCTCAATTGCTCAGGTATTTGGTGGCGTTGTTCCTCCATACTGGGCTCTTTGGGTTACTTCTGATGCGGCATCAGGAACAGCAGACTGGTGTGTTAGCTCGGGCACAAATCTCTACTACGTCCCGATTCTTTATCAGACTGTATAATGATACCTCCTTCAGGTAAATGGTTTGTCCAGCCGCCCCCTTGGGCGGTTTTGGACTTTGACAACCCTATCCTCAAGGACGTTCAGCACGTCGCTTCTGGCGCTGCCCCTCTACGAAATAGAGGAAAGTACAACGATACTTTTAGAACCAGCGCAACGCCGCCGGTTCCAGTCAGACAACCCACGGGCATTTCTTACAACCTGACAGGCTCGACCGGTTACCTAGCGACAAACGCGGGCGGCTGGGTTAACGCACGAACAGACTGGACAGCTTATGTTTTTGGTGTTCCTAGATCCGTTACATCAAATAACGGTGCTATTGCCACAATGGCGGAAACTCCTGGATCTACTGTTAGAGACAGATCCTTATACATAACCTCTACCAGCAAATTTGTTGGAAACGCTTACGACACAAATAATAGATCAATTACTTCTACATCTTCTTTGGTTGTAGATGCGCCGTTTTCTGGTGCTATTAGAGCGACAAGCACTCAACTTTCTTTGTTTATAAATGGCGTTAGTGATGCTACGCCAGTAACTTTAACGGCTGCTGGGTATGGGGCGTATGCTTCGCCAGAGCTTATTATCGGTTATGGACGAGTAGGGGGTACAGGAACAAACACTGCCCCTAGTGAATTTGATCTGTCTCTTTTAGTCTGGTGGTCTAGGGCGCTTACTGACGCCGAGATTCTTTCGCTCCATGAATTTCCCTGGCAGGTATTCAAGTCACCCAAAAGAATCTTTGTCCCTGAAGTTGTCTCAGGAACAACCAATGACCTCCTAGCAGACAACCTCCAGAGCACCTCCAGTGTCTCCACACCCACTTTGGGTCAGACTCATGTGCTTTTGGCTAATGATCTACAAAGCACTTCTTCATTATCTACACCTACTGTAGGGCAAGTCCATGTTTTGCTTGCAGATAATTTACAAAGTGCTTCTTCATTATCTACACCCAGCATTAGCCAGACTCATGTTCTCCTAGCGGACAATCTTCAGAGTGTCTCTACGCTCTCTACGCCGTCCACAGGGGGCACTCTTAATGCTCTGTTGGCTAATGACCTCCAAAGTGTCTCTACACTGAGTATCCCTGTCCTAAGACAGAAGAAACAGATCAACTACGCAGCCAGTGCAACCATTGGCTCACTTTCGGCAATAACCTTCTATCACAACAGTGGTAAATGGTACGGTTATTAATAAGAGGACTTATGCTTACTAATAGAGAACTACAGAATATCCTTGATCAAATTAACTCACTGTTTAGTGGAGTTAGGGATGATCTTGAGAAGCTAAAGAAAGAAGTAGAAGAACTTAAGGAGAAAAAGCTCAGTGCCAATAAGAAAAGTTAAAGGCGGTTACCAATGGGGTAGTAAGGGAAAAGTATATCCGACCCGTGAAGGGGCAGAGAAACAAGCACAAGCAGCTTATGCCTCTGGATATAAAGAAACTAAACCAAAGAAAAAGAAGTAATTGATTTTACTTTCAAGATGTGATATAATTTGAGTATAAACAATCCACTTTAGTTGGGCAATTGTGAATAAAGAAACTGAAGAATATTACAATGACTTCTTTGAACTCTTTAGGACACCTGGGTGGACTAGGTTAATTGAAGAGTTTCAACAAAATGCGGACTTAACTAATTCCGTAGAGAATGTAAAAGACTCAAATGATTTGTACTTCAAGAAGGGTCAACTAACCGTACTGGCGTTGCTCCTCAACCTTGAAACGTACATCAATAGAGGTTACGAGAATGCCTCCACTGAGGATGTTTGATTTTCAGTGTAGTGAGGACCACATATTTGACGCACTTGTGGAAGATCCAAAAGAATCCGTATCGTGCCCAAGATGTTCTTCTCACTCCAAAAGAATTATAAGCCCCATTAGTAATATTCTAGATCCCATTAGTTTCCCTACAGCAGAATCCAAGTGGATTAGAGAAAACGAGAGGGCTGGTAGTAAAAACAATGGAAGCCTTTAGGGGTAACTTTCATTTTCCAAGTAAATCCACAATGGTTAACACCACGG